AAGCAACGTCGTACTGTCGCTCCAGATCCGGCAGAGCGTTGGCAAAAGCTTCATCAATATCCCTGCCGGATTTGTCCAGACCAACCGCGATGCCCTCGCCCATCATTAGGCCAACTTCATCGCGGAAAACCCTTGACGGAGAAGCAATGCCAAGCGCTTTTTTGATTGAGTTAAGAGCACCGTTCGCGGCTTTTTTTGCGGCATCTGCCAGCGCTGAGCCAGCGTTTGACAGCCCGTTTGCGATTCCTCTAATCATGTCAACGCCAAGCTGTTTCCAATCGATGTCCTTTAGCGCGTTAACAATCTCCATCCCAAGCTTACCGGCGGTGCTGAGCACTTCAGGAATTGCCTTGACCAGCGCTTTCAGTATTGTTCCGACAATCTCAATCGCGGCTTTTGCCAATAGCGGCAGATTTTCAACCAGCGCTCTGACAACGGCAACAATTATTTTTATAGCCGCATCAATAATCAGCGGCAGATTGTCAATAATAGCGTCAACTACGGACTCGACAATCGTCGGCAACCACTCTATCAGCTGCGGCAATGCGGCGATAAGTCCGTTTACGATCGCAAGCAAGACTTGGATCGCGGCCTCGATTACTTGCGGTAAATTTTGGATAATCGTGTCAACAATTGTGATGACCGCCTGAACAATCGCCGGGATCAGCTGCGGAATCGCTTCGACCAAACCGTTTATCAGCGCCATCAATATTTCAACGCCAATTTCGATTACAAGCGGCATATTTTCGTAGAAGAAAAAAGCCAATTGCATCAAAACAGTAACAACCATGTCCATCAGCGGCTCTATGTTTCCTTTAATTGCGTCAAGAACGCCCTGAATCAGCTGAAGCGCACCGTCCAAGAGGACTGGCAGCAGCTCCGGCAGCAGTTCAACCACCAGATTGACAGCTTCAGTCAGTACAGTCGTCACTGTTTCGACGACCGCCGGAATGTACTGAGAAAAAGTTTTCACACCCTCAAGCAATTTTTCGGAAATCATCGTGCCAATTGTTTGAACATCCTCAGGCTGAAATCCGTCAGCGAGTGCGGTTGAGATTTCGCTCATGACCTCAGAGAGTCCCTGCCCAACAGTTTGGAACGCTGGCAGGAAGTTTGTCACTAACTGCCGCTTCAAAATGTCCATCTGAGCATCTGTTTTTTGCATCAAATCATCATATTCACCGAGCTTAGCAATCTGCTCAGTTGATAGGACATAACCCATCTCTTCAGCTTCTTTTGTGTATTCCCTGAGCGCATCAGACCCGGCGTTTATTAGCGGCATAATGTCCTGATATGATCTACCGAAGAGTTCCTGGGCGGCGATTTCTTTCTGCGTTTCATCTTCCATTGCGCCGATAGCGTCAACAGCCTCATAAAACAATTGTTCGGAATCCTTGAAGTTCCCATTTGCGTCTTTGATTGCGATTGTCATTCCGTCAGAAGTAGAAATATAATCTTCACCTGCGGTCTGAGCGGCCGACATTTCACGAACAAGCCTACCCATGCCTTTAGTCATGTCCTCGACAGACACATCGACAAATCTCGAAGCGTATTCAAGGCCTTGCAAGGTTTCTTGAGCAATTCCGGTCTGGTTTGACAAAGTAATCAGATCATCAGCCCATACGCCTGTTTCTGCGGTCATGTCGGCAAGACCCTTGACAGCCGCCACAGTCGCAGCTGCAACAGCCGCAACAGCAACAGCTGCCGCCTTAGCAGAAGCGGCGAACGCTCCGCCCAATGCCGCGCCGACTGTTTTTAGCGAGTCCTGCCATTTGCCGGTTTCTTTGTCGGCCTGTTTGGTTTCCTCAGCGTGATCTTCAATCTTGTCGGCTGCCTGAGCAGCTTCTTTACCTTGTTCCTCAATCGCTTTCTCGTTGTCGCGCAGCTCATTCTCCATCTTTGCGAGTGCGGCCTTGTTGTTGTTTAACTGGATTTCGTAGTTCTTGGCTTCGTTGCTGTTTTCGCCATAAGCCGATTTCGCTTGGCTCAGCCCGTTTTCAAGCTCAGCGACCTTACTTTTTTGTGTGTCAATCTGTCTGTTCAGGACATCGTTGACCGCCGCCAGCTTCTCGACAGAGTCGTTGTTTTTACCGAACTGAGCGGTGACAAGACCCATTTCGGATTTCAGGACAGTGTATTCTTTGTTGATGTTCTTGATCGCGTCTTTCAGTTTTGTTTCGCCATCAAGCGCCAGGGCTGTCTTGATTTCTCGTTTTGCCATTTCCTGTCACCTCACTTCTTCACAATTCGTCTGCCGATTTATCTTTTTTATTCCATCCGTTAAAATCCCTGTGAATCATCCACAGGGACATGATTTCGCCTGGCGTCATGCGATACCAAGCGTCCAAACGTTCAATATTCATTTGCAGTGCTAAATATAAAATCCGGAGCGCATCAATGCCGCCCCGGGTTACGCGTTTTTTTGCGAATCGATCTCAGCCAGAACCTCGTCCGTTTCCTCGTCTGGCGACACGGCGGTAAAAGCCATGCCGGAAGCGAGAGCTGAAAATATGTTTTGCTTTTGGCCGAGCATATCTTTGATGTCGAATTTCATGCTGATGTATTCTTCGTCAAGAAGCTCTTCTTCTTTGCCCTGTGCGATTCCGCGCTTGATGTCCATGTTTTTCTCAATGATCGGCTGATTTGCCAGAAGCGTCAGAAGCCAGATTATATCGTCGATCACATCAAGCGGATCTTCGGTCTTGGTTGTTAGCTTTTCCTGCATCTTATCCAAACTGCCGTATTTTTCTTTGATCTTTTTCAGAGCGTTCAGATTAAACTTTAATTCACGCTCTTTATCTAATTTAATTGTCGCCATAATAAAATCGGGACTGGCCACGCAAAAATGACCAGTCCCATCACCCCCTTAATTTTCAAGCTTCGACCAGAGCGGTCTGCTTGGCTGTCAGGTCTGCCAGAGCGGCATCAACCTTGGCCTGTGTTGCGTCTGCGTCAAGTTCGATTGCCAGAGCGTTTTGAAGTGACATATACATCGGCCCCCAAGTGGCTGAAGTGTAATCCACAGGCAGCAGAGCCTCGATGACATCAATCTTCGCTGACAGTGCGGTCTTATCAACTACACCGATCAGTCCGGCTCTTGCGTCAATCCATGCCTTAGCGTCAAGCTCACTTGCGAACGTGGCGCGATCTCTCCACTGACCGTTGGCCAGTTCCATAATCTTGCCGCTGATTGCTTCGGTGGCAAATTCAATTGTTCTTCCCTTTGTGGCGCCCTCGTCAGCAGGCTCGGAAAACTGCGCTTTGTAAAGCCATGTAGCGCGGTACTTTCTCACGCCATTCTTTTTAAGAACCCTGACATAGCCAACACCGAAATAAGGTGCTGAGTCAGTTGTTTTTGCGACGATAACATCAACGCCGCCTTCATCGACCACGGTATGTCCGCAGAGTTTTGCGTAGGTCAGGTCAGCCAGATGGTCAACGTTCATGTCGATTGTGCCACCAGCAAATGACTGGTCGGTTTCGACGATCATGTCGTCAGCCCAAAGTTCGACATCAGACGATTCGATAGATACATTCGCTTCAACCGCATGACCCAGCGAAAACCCTGTTTCGTAGGTCGGTACGGTCGTAGGCGATTCCGCGGTTATTTTTGCCGCGACAGGATATTTTAGGCCAATTCTCGCCATTAGATTAGTCCTCTCTTTCTTAATTCCCTGTCCCAAATTTCTTCCATTGCTTCCTGAACCGGCACAGCGGCCAGCTCGTCAGCGGTGTCAACCCAGAACGTGGCAGGTTTTTTTGATGTTCCGTAATGTAAAATAAAAGCGACTTCTGCGTTTCTGACAGTTTTTTTTCTGTCAACTCGCTTGCCGTCGCTTCCGATTGTGTAAGTAGAATTTCCTTGCGGATAAATGTCGATTGTCCTGACATCGCCTACCGTTTTAGGTCGGCACGGATAACCGATTGAATCGATCAGCTGTCCGGTCAGTTTTAACTTGTGCTGTCTGGCAGCTTGTCTCCATGCTTTCTTGACTTCTTCAGCTGCTCTGAGTAGCATTTCATCAGCAACTTCGCCGGACAATTCACCAAGCGCTTTCATTTGTTCGATGATGTCGTCAATCCCGTCGGTTCTAAACCTTGCC